GGGCAAACACCATCACCAGCGCCTACAGGAGGCGGCGGAGGTTATTAAAATTTAAATTATGTTAAAAAACTTATTATCAAGTGGAGCTGCTGATCTAGTTAAAAACGTTGGAGGTGTATTAGACAACTTAACAACTAGTAAAGAAGAAAAGCTTGAAGCAGAAAGAAAAATAAAAGAATTAATCGCTAACTACGAAGTTGAAATGGAAAAGAACATTACAGCTCGCTGGGAAGTAGATTTAAAATCAGACTCATGGCTAAGCAAAAATGTTAGGCCGTTAGTATTAATATTTTTAATAGTATGCACCATGCTATTAATATTTATAGACGCAGGTGCATTAAAGTTTAATGTGAAGGATTCATACATTGACTTATTACAACTAGTATTAATAACTGTGATCGGTGCTTATTTTGGTGGTCGATCACTAGAAAAAGTAAAAAAATAAAATTATGGGATTAATAAACAATATATCTGATATAGGGCAAATGGGTAGTGCTCATATTAAAGCTGCTGCTACAGATTTAAAACCACCTCACGGAAGAGTTATAGTAGCAATACAAGTTTTAAATGCTGCTGTTAAGTTTGATCAACTAGTAGCAGACACTAGTTTTGCTAGCGCTAAAGTAGATACAGCAGGTACTCTTGGTGATGGTATTGAGTATTTTGGAACAGCTACGCCAACAAGAGCTCAAGGTTTAGATCAAGCCGATGATACAGCAGAAGCTGTAGCGGTAGCTACTGACGTTGAGTTTCCAGCAGGAATAACTGTATATGGTAGATGGACTAGAGTTTCTTTGCAAGCAAACTCTACTCACGGTATAATATGTTATTATGGTCCTGCTCACAAACAATAGATAAACAATTAACTTAAATTAAATAAAATGGCAAAAAAAGAAAAAGTCGTAGACTTAAAACCAAAAGCAGAAAAAGTTACTGACGAACAATTAAAAAAAGTTCAAAACTTAGTAAACGTTATAAATAGAAATAATCTAGAAATAGGTTCTATGGAAATTAAAAAACACGAGATTATGCATAATATAGCAGGGCTTAGAGATGAGTTAGCTAAAATGCAGTCTGAGTTTGAAGCAGAATATGGAACTTATGATATCAATATACAAGACGGAACAATAAACTATTCAGAAAATGGCGAAGCTAATAAGGAAGATTAGTATAGGTAAAGACTATAAAAACGATGCCATGCACTATTCTGTTGGTCAAGAAGTTTACGGTGGTCATACTATTTGCGATATACTAGAAGAAAAAGATAAATATTCTATTTATATTAAAAAGAAAAAAGACGTATTACCTTGGAAAGACTTTAACAAAAACATGGCTGTATCTGTAGAATATAATCTAGAATACTAATGAAAAGTGTTTACAACTTTGTTGTAAAACCAAAAGGCAAAAGATATAACAATACTAAAAAAGTTGGAGACTCAGAGTTAATAATCAATACTGAGATATTCAATCATCAATATGTAAATAGAGAAGCTGTTGTTATATCAACCCCTATAGTTGGTGATACAGATATTGAAGCTGGCGATACAGTTATAGTGCATCATAATGTTTTTCGTAGGTGGCACAATGTTAAAGGTATAGAGAAAAATAGTAGAAGTTATTTTGATGAAAACACTTACTTTATAAATAACGATCAAATATTTTTATACAAAAGAAATAAAGACTGGATAGCACCAAAAGGTTATTGTTTTGTAAAACCTTTAAAAGCTGTTGACAAGTTTAATATTGATCAAGAAAAGCCTTTGCAAGGTGTAGTTAAATACTCTGATGGTACTGTAAATATAAACGAACTAGTAGGTTTTACACCAAACAGCGAATACGAATTTATAGTTGATGACGAAAGACTATATAGAGTTTTATCTAAATTTATTACAATTAAATATGAATATCAAGGAGACGAAGAAGAATATAATCCAAGCTGGGCGCAAAGCAGTTAACGAGCTGATTAAAGTTGCAGAAGAAAAGATTATTACAAACACTGAAGATGATGTATCAGCTGATAGACTAAAAAATGCAGCAGCTACTAAAAAATTAGCCATATTTGACGCATTTGAAATACTTAACAGAATCCAAGAAGAAAAAAACTTGCTTGAGGGAAAAACACCTGAAGAGACAAAGAAAAAAGTATTTAAAGGATTCGCAGAAGGTAGATCTAAGTAATGTACAAGCAAAGTTTAGTTAAGGTTGTAGAGCCTGTAAAGAAAACAACAATTACACGTTTAAACCGTGGTAAAAAATGGAAATATGGATACAATAAAGAACACGATATCGTTGTTATATCAAAGACTGGTCAAATCGGTGAAATACTTGAAATACAAAATTTGCGAATTGCGTTGCCAAAACAACCAGTGCAATTGCACACGCATGAATTAAACAAGTGGGTAAAGTTTGAGCAACCAAAAGAATTAAGCAAATTAAAAAACATATTTGATTGGAGGTCGTATCCTGAAGATCAAAAAGAAAAATGGTTTGATTATATAGACGAAGAGTTTAAACGAAGAGAAGAAGGTTTTTGGTTTATGAATAATAATAAACCAACTTATATAGTAGGCACGCACTATATGTATTTGCAATGGAGTAAAATAGATGTAGGTGCACCTGATTTTAGAGAAGCAAATAGATTATTCTTTATATTTTGGGAAGCCTGCAAGGCAGACAAAAGATGCTATGGTATGTGTTATTTAAAAAACAGACGTAGTGGTTTTTCTTTTATGAGTTCTGCCGAAACTGTTAACTTAGCTACTATTTCAAGTGATAGTAGATATGGTATATTATCTAAAACAGGTGCTGATGCTAAAAAAATGTTTACTGACAAAGTAGTACCTATTAGTATTAACTATCCGTTTTTCTTTAAACCAATACAAGATGGTATGGACAGGCCAAAAACAGAGCTTGCTTATAGAGTACCAGCTAGTAAGTTTACAAGAAAAAAGATAACTACTAATGAGCAGCTTGAAGAAATAGAAGGTTTAGACACTACTATTGACTGGAAAAATACTGGTGACAATAGTTATGACGGTGAAAAGCTAGCTTTATTAGTACACGACGAAAGTGGTAAATGGGAAAGACCAGATAATATATTAAACAACTGGCGTGTTACAAAAACATGTCTTAGATTAGGTAGTAGAATTATTGGTAAGTGCATGATGGGTTCAACTTCCAACTCCCTAGATAAAGGTGGAGATAACTTTAAAAAATTATACAATGCATCAGATGTCACTAAAAGAAATAGAAATGGTCAAACAGCATCTGGTCTATATTCTTTGTTTATCCCAATGGAATGGAACTACGAAGGATTTATTGACGAGTACGGAGTTCCAGTATTCAATACTCCTGACGTCGACGTGTTTGCCCCAGACGGTGAACTAATAGATATAGGTGTAATAGATCATTGGCAAAATGAAGCTGAAGGTTTAAAATCAGATCAAGATGCTTTAAACGAATTTTACAGACAGTTTCCAAGAACTGAAGAACATGCGTTTAGAGATGAAACAAAAAATAGTATATTTAATCTAGTAAAAATATACGAACAAATAGATTATAACGAAGAAATGTCTAGAACGTTAGGCATTACTACTGGTAATTTTCAATGGGTTAATGGTATTAAAGACTCACAAGTTATATTTTACCCTGATCAAAAAGGTAGATTTAAATTAAGTTGGGTACCGCCTCAACAATTACAGAATAGAGTGGTTATTAAAAACGGAGTGAAATATCCTGGTAATGAACACATGGGAGCGTTTGGTTGCGACTCGTATGATATATCAGGGACTGTAGATGGTAAAGGATCTAAAGGAGCATTACACGGCTTAACCAGGTTTAGTATGGAGGACGCTCCTGCGAATAGCTTCTTTTTAGAATACTTGTCAAGACCACCTACAGCTGAAATATTCTTTGAAGATGTATTAATGGCATTAGTGTTTTATGGTATGCCAATACTTGCAGAGAATAACAAACCGCGTCTTTTATATTATTTAAGACGTAGAGGCTATAGAGGTTTTAGCATGAACCGACCTGATAAACTTTGGAACAAGTTATCAATAGCAGAAAAAGAAGTTGGTGGTATACCAAACTCAAGCGAAGACATAAAACAAGCTCATGCTGCCGCTATTGAAATGTACATACAAGATCACGTAGGTATGAAGCAAGATGGTAGCTTTGGTAATTTGTATTTTAACGAATTACTAAATGATTGGGCTAAATTTGATATAAACAAAAGAACAAAATTTGATGCGTCTATAAGTAGTGGTTTAGCTATAATGGCTAATAATAGACACTTATATAGACCAAATGTAAAGGTTGAAAAACCAAAACTAAATATAAATATTTCTAAGTATTCTAATACTGGAACTAATTCACAAATAATAAAATAAATGGCATATTCTACTAAGAGTTATTTTCCAAGCCAAACTGTAAGTGATGCTGAAAAGTTAAGTTATGATTACGGTTTAAAAGTTGCTAAAGCCATAGAGACTGAGTGGTTTAACAATGACCGTAGTCTTAATAGATATATGAGTAATCGTAAAAATTACCATAATTTAAGGCTTTACGCTAGAGGCGAGCAATCAATACAAAAATATAAAGATGAGTTATCTATAAATGGTGACTTAAGCTATTTAAACTTAGACTGGAAACCTGTACCTATTATACCAAAGTTTGTTGATATACTTGTTAACGGTATGTCTGAAAGGCTATATGATATAAAAGTTTATTCTCAAGATCAGTATGGTGTTGACAAAAGAACTAAGTATATGGAAAGTCTTTTAACAGATATGAGAGTTCAAGGTTTAAATGATTTTACAGAGCAAGCTTTTGGTATACAAATGACAGAAAATGATCCTGATTCTTTACCTGAAAGCGAAGAAGAGCTACAATTACACATGCAGTTAACTTATAAACAAGCCGTAGAAATAGCAGAAGAACAAGCTATAAACATGTTGTTTGAAGGTAGTAATTACGAATTAATAAAAAAGAGATTTTATTATGATTTAGCGGTACTTGGTATTGGTGCTACTAAAACTTCTTTTAATACTTCTGAAGGTGCTAAAGTTGAGTACGTTGATCCAGCGGACTTAGTTTATTCTTACACAGACTCTCCTTATTTTGATGACATATATTATATTGGTGAAGTTAAATCTATACCAGTTAATGAACTTGCTAAACAGTTTCCTCATTTAACAGAAACTGATTTGGAAGAAATAATGAAAAACAAAAACTATACTAGAAATAATTATCAAAATAAATACACTGTAGACAAAGAAGATAATAACACTATACAGATACTGTATTTTAATTATAAAACTTATATGAACGAAGTTTATAAGATTAAAGAAACTGGTACTGGTTCTATGAAAATAATACCAAAAGATGATAGCTTTAATCCACCTGAAAATGTAGATTTTAATTTTTCTAAATTACAAAGATCAATAGAAGTTTTATACGAAGGCGCTTTAGTACTAGGTAGTGATAAGCTTTTAAAATACGAAATGGCTACAAATATGATGAGGCCAAAAAGCGATTATACTAAAGTTAAAATGAATTATTGTTTAGTAGCGCCGCGTATGTATGAAGGACGTATAGAATCACTTGTAAGTAGAATAACTGGATTTGCTGATATGATACAGTTAACGCATTTGAAACTGCAACAAGTTATGGCTCGTATGATACCTGATGGTGTTTATTTAGATGCTGATGGCTTAGCAGAAATAGATCTAGGTAATGGTACCAACTACAATCCACAAGAAGCTTTAAACATGTTCTTCCAAACAGGTAGTGTTATTGGTAGATCGTTTACTAGTGATGGTGATATGAATCCTGGTAAAGTACCTATTCAAGAAATACAGTCTGGTAGTGGTGGTAATAAAATGCAAACTCTTATAGCTAATTATAATTATTACTTACAGATGATAAGAGATACTACAGGTCTTAATGAAGCTAGAGATGGTAGTACGCCAGATAAAAATGCTTTAGTAGGCGTACAAAAATTAGCAGCAGCAAATAGCAATACTGCAACTAGACACATACTGCAAGCTGGTATGTATTTAACTGTAGAAACAGCGGAACGTTTGTCTCTTAGAATATCTGATATATTAGAATACTCTCCAACTGCTGACGCCTTTTTACAAGCTATTGGTGGACATAACTTAGCTACGTTAGATGAAATATCTGATTTACACTTATATGATTTTGGTATATTTATAGAACTAATGCCAGATGAAGAAGAAAAAGCTATATTAGAGAATAATATACAAATGGCATTGCAGCAACAAACAATAGATTTAGAAGATGCTATTGATCTTAGAGAAATTAAAAATGTTAAGCTAGCTAATCAAGTTTTAAAACTTAGAAGAAAAAAGAAAATAGCTAGAGACCAAGCGTTACAACAACAAAATATACAAGCGCAAGCTCAAGCAAATGCTCAGGCTCAACAAGTAGCAGCGCAAGCTGAAGTTCAAAAAAATCAAGCTTTAACACAAAGTCAAGCTCAGTTAGAGCAAACAAAATCTCAATTAAAAGCACAACAAATGCAACTTGAAGTTGAACATAAAATGAGATTAATGCGATTTGAGTATGAAATAAATAAAGCTTTGCAACAACAGCAAATGCAACAAATTGATTTAAAAGAAACTAGAAAAGAAGATCGTAAAGATGAAAGAACAAGGATGCAAGCTTCTCAACAAAGTGAACTTATAGATCAAAGAATAAATAAGAAACCACCTAAAAACTTTGAGTCATCAGGTAATGATATATTAGGAGGTGGTTTTGGTTTAGGAAGATTTGATCCTGTTTAAAATTATTAATTATTATTATATTATATTATGGAAGAAAAAAATGAAAACGTAGTTGAAGAAACTACACAAGATACAACTGAACAAGTTGAAGAAGTAACAAAAGTTGATATGAGCAAATTTAATTCTGCTGATGACCCTGATGTTATTAAAGTAGACTTAAGTAATCCACCAAAAATAGAAGAAGATGCCACTAGAAAGCAAAGCACAGATGAGGTACCTGTTCGCGACGAATCCAAAACTAGCGAAGAAGTACGTGAAGAAAACATCGAAACAAAAGATGAAGAACCTGCCGGAGAAAAAAGCTCCGACGAAGTTCAAAATGAGACTACACCCGTTATTGAGGAAATAACAGATGAAGAAGTAGAAGAAAAAGT